TTAGAGTTATTATAGATGTTTCTACTTAGAGCGAAGATTGCTTATGTATTCGCTCTTCAATACATACCAGAGTCTTCCTTCCTTATGAGCCGGAATAAGCCCTTTAAGAATTCTCTTTCTCACTCCCTGCGCCGAGATGCCAAGCATCTGCGCCAGAGTTTCAACAGTCCAGACCTGCTCTTCCGAATCGATTACAATCTGTTTCATGTCGTCAATCGAAATGAGTTGGGATTTTTTTCTTCCATTCTTTTGCATAATTGATATTTGATTTGTTGTATTCATAATTGTCTCTAGACTCACTGACAAGAACAGCGGCGCTGTCGTTGTAAACATAACTCATGTGAACATAAATGTTCTTCTGCCTCCCTCTTGTGTTGTTGTATCTAGTAACAAGAGTCCGTAGGCTCGGCACAAGGTTAAAGTCAATTTCCCCGACTTTCACTTGATCCACTTCAATGCTGGAAATCCATTCTGTCATTTTTTCGATTTGTTGCATGATAAATTTGTTTTTAGGTTAGTTAATAGGTTTTCATGTAGCGAAAGTCGGATAAGGTTCGACGAAAATATAAGTAAAATAAATCATCATAAACTATGTCATGTGGTGATTTTTTCGTACCTTTGCATTGTTATTTAGAGTTGTTTTTTATATTATCGATTTAACTACCGAATTAAGCTTTTTAACCATAAATTACTAAAACACGTCGGCAAAAGTATGGCAAAATGAAAAGAAAGCTTCAGAAAGTTTAAATAAATCTTATGAACAAACAAACTCTTTAACAATTCATAACAGTACCACAAAGTACAGAAAAGTATGCTGCGGTGCTGAGAGTGGTCTTTTAAATAATAGGAATACTTGAATTTTATGAATCTCTGATATGGGAGAAGTAAAATAGTCGCAAAAGTAAATTTGTTACACTTTTGTTACACTCGTGTTTTAATTAAAAAAATGATTTTTTGAGACTAAGATAAACTGCTGAGAGCTAAGACTTTATACAAAAGGTGTAAAGGATTGGATATAATCCCAGCGGAGTCACAAATTAATTAAGTTTCAAGAAGAGGTGTTTACGCAAGTAAGTACCTCTTTTTCTGTTTATTACGTGTATATCAGGCATTTATGCCATTCGTCAATTAAGGGGCAAACATATTGTTTAACGTCGGAGCTGAATCGGCAAATTGGACAGGAATTGGACAGAATGCGACAAAAAGGTGTTACACATGGTGTTACACGCTCACTTGAAAGGGTGTTACACGTCCTCCAAATTTAGCTTTAATGTCTGTGTTTCTGAAAAAATGGCTTTATAGGAGCTGATTTTTTGTAAGAGGAACGACAAAAGCCTTCAAAGTATATCCTTTTGTTAAGAAAAAAGGAAAGTAACAGAGGCGGTTGGCAACAGTGTATTTGAATATGACGAGAGCAAAAAGCCAATTGTATTAGGGCGCGATAGTGACAAAAATCGTGAACTGATCAATAATGATATAAAATTACAGTCATTACTATCCTTTGTAGCGATGCTGGGCAATATTAATATTGATGAATTGTTAGATATAAAAAAATACGGCAAGTCAAGCGTAACAATTTTTGATATATTGGAAAAGATAAGTAAAAAATAGCGAAGTTTACGACATGTTCGAAAGGGCGATTTAGTTAAGTTGAGGGATGCTCTGTGTGGAGCATCCCTTTTTACATATACACCTCCACCTCCACACCATTCAGAGTGGATATTGTAGTGTTGACTCTCCTTTCTTATGCTTATTCAATATCAAATCCCATATCACGTACCATTTGCTTAACCACATTCACTTTGACGGTAGAATCTTCCTCCTTGTCGTAGATAAGGAGGAAGAAAACCTGACCATTCTGAATGTCGGTTAGCACATTGAACGTGATAATTCTTGCTCCGCCAGACTTTCCTTTCCCCTTAGATTCGATAGCCATACGAATTTTGCGTATGTTCTTGGCGATTTCAACACCTTGCAGTGGTTTTTCCTTTATGCTATCCAAGAAACTCTTATAGTCATTTTTGAATATTTTTTTGCAAAGCGTTTCGCCTGTCGTGCGAAATCATCAGAAACGGAAATTCCAATATTATTATCTTTACAACTCATCGAGCAAACTGTCTGCGGATTGGAGTACACGCTTACCAGCAATGGCCTCCTT